ATCAAAGAAATTGCTCAGGCAATAAATATCAAACCAATTGCTATTAGTCGTTGGGCTTTAGGTCGTCGCCAAGTGCCAGCAGAGCGTTGTCCTGATATCGAAAAAGCCACAAACGGATTGGTACGGTGTGAGGATCTAAGACCTGATGTGGATTGGTCTATTCTCCGTACATCAACTAAATAAAGGTTGATCATGGCGAGAAGAGAGAAGTGCACAGAAGACATAAAGATCCATTTGGGTGAGAAGCTTAAAGCGGATTTAAAAGAGCTGGCTGCCTTAGAGGGTGAAGAGGCTCTGAGTACATACATAAGAAAGATCCTGCGAAAACACGTTTATGGTCAGCTTAATCCAAATCGTGACTTATTGGCAGGGGATGTCAGGGACAACTAGGGGCGGAGAATGCATTATTATAAATACCATATTGGTGACAATCTGTTAAATACGATAGGATTATCGATGATAGAAGAGGGGGCTTATAGGCGTCTGGTTGATATGTACTATGCCAAAGGCTCTCTTCCAAAAGACTTTGCTGTTCTTTGTAGATTAGTTCGTGTTGTCAAAAAAGCAGAGATGGATGCTGTGCGTTTTGTCTTAGCTGAGTTTTTTGAGGAAACTGACGATGGATATATTAATCGTCAAGTGGATGAATCGTTAGAAGAAGCATCTGACAAGTCTGATAAAGCTAGAAAAATGGTTGAAGCAAGGTGGAATAAAAAAAATAGTAATACTACAAGTAATACACGCAGTAATACTACAAGTAATACACGCAGTAATACTACAAGTAATACACGCAGTAATACTATCCATAAACCAATAACCAATATAAATAATAAAGAGAGAGGAGAATATATAGAGAGTATTGCATGCGAAGAAAATTTTTCTCCTCCCGTTTTTTCTGATGAAAACACTGTCATTGATGTGCCTGAAATCAAAGAACGAGCCGCCATTACGACCTATCTCAGGAGTCAGGGAATCAATGCAACAAGTAACCAAAAGACGGATAATTTAATCGAAAAAGGTGCAAAAATGCAGCACTTTGTTGATGCTGTTTCTATTGCAAAAAGTAAAAATAAAAGTTCCTTTGACTACATTTTAGGCACCGTAAAAGGTTTGCTTGAAGACGAAAAAAATATTCAATCTTCTACAAAAACGGAACAAAAATATAATCAAAAATTTGACCCTGTGGCTTGGGTTAAGGCTAACCCTGCCAATCAGCAACATGGGTTACAACCGATTGGAAATTTCATTGATGTACCCGTTCGGGAGGTGAGCAATGCTGAATAATCCGTGGTTTGAGATTATCCCTGTGCTAGGAGTAACTGCCATTGATCACTTATTCAACCGCTTGGATGGAATGTACACAGGTAAATGGCGCCAATCTTTCACACATCCCAACAGTATCGGGAACTGGCGTAATGCTTGGGCTGAAGCGCTACATGCTAGACACATCACACCTCAACAAGTCAAGCGTGGGCTAGCAAACTGTTCGGAAATGTACGCTTGGCCACCAAGCCTAACCGAATTTATCAAAGCGTGTGAAATGCCGTCACGTGATGAGCCAGCCCAAAGCACATTTAAAGCCTTGCCTAATGACTCTAAGTTTTTGTCAAAAGCAGAAATGAAAAACGGATTTGCTGCCTTAAAAAAAGCAGTCCTTGAAAGCCAAGGAGTAGCTGCTTGATTTTCTTAACGCTACCTTGGCCAGATAGTCGATTATTTCCAAATAGAAAAAATGGATTGCACTGGACGACGACAAATAAAATTAAAAATGAGGCTATTTTTGGAGCATACAGTATCGTTAAATCGTCTGGTCTATATGTCGATATAGGCAACACAAAAAAATCGCTAAAAATCGTTTTTTACGCTCCAGATAAAAGAAAGCGTGATCTTGATAATCTGCTTGCGGCAATGAAGCCATCCATTGATGGTATGTCACGGGCGTTAGGAATTGATGATAGTTTATTTCGACCAATTACTTTGGATATTGACATAGACCCAAACAAAAAGGGTTTTGTAGAGGTGATTATTGATGCTGACAGCTGACGATTTACTCATTAACTGGGCTCGAGGGGAGCTTATCAACGGTGAGGATCCAAGACCAAAGGAGCCTTCATTTTGTGCGTCTGCTGAACGCTATTACAGACCCACTAAAGAAGAGTGGAATGGGGTGTTAGAGCCTGGTGTAGAAAAGGAAATTAAGCTAGACGATGAAAACCAATCTCACACACCAGTTAATTGGCCACATCATCACCTTGTGTCCAGTTTCGTCAAGCGTCAGCATTGGGTCGTCAAAATCATTATTTGTCGCGAGTGGGTGGATAGATTTTTAACTTATCGTGGGCTAAACCGAACAGCACGTCGAATAGCCATCAGTAAACAAACAGGCGTACCAGTACGAACTGTTGAATTTATGATTGAGAATGTCAGAAAGGAGTTAACGGCTTTTATGCGAGGTAAAGTGTGAAGTACGCCAATGAAGTCATCGAATTACTGAGTGCTTATCCGAATCGTGAATTTAAAATGATTAATCTTATTCGGTATATAAATCCTCGTGCAACAAAAAAACAAAATAGGGCTATTCGTATGGGAATTTTACGAGTTTTAGAGCCGTTAATAGAAAGCAATCAAATAGAAGTAATACGGGTATGTGATGCACCACAATCAAAAAGATACGTTTGGAGAAGTTGATTTTGTTACATGAAGTTCTTGTCAATTTGTTATGCAATTTGATACATTGGCGGTGGGGCAGTACGCTCTACGAAAATTGAAAGATAGTTTTAACCTCGGAACTCACACCTCCGAGGTTTTTTTATGGAGTTTAACACCATGGCAAAGTCGGGGTTAAGTCCACGCAAGGCCGTGGCAACACCAAAGAAAAAAATAGGGAGACCTTCTGTTTACTCACAAAAGTTAGCAATGGATATTTGTAGTCAGATTTCCACTGGCAATCATTTAAATGCAATTTGTAAACAAGACAATATGCCTACTCGAACAACCGTGTACAAATGGCTTGAGACTAATCCAACGTTTGCTGACATGTACGTACGCGCAAGGGAAGAGCGAACTGACCTGATGGCGGATGAAATTATTGATATTGCAGACCAAACGTTTGAAGATGCTGCAGCAGTAATGAAAGCCCGGTTACGTGTAGATACGCGTAAATGGCTAATGGCTAAAATGTCGCCAAGAAAATACGGTGACAAAATCCAGCAAGAAATCACGGGCGATGTTGATGTGTCTCTGAGAGTGAAATTTGAATGATGAACGTTGAAGTCACATTTCCAAAGAAACTAAACAGGATTTTTCAGCCGTGCCGGTACAAAATTATGCATGGTGGTCGTGGTAGTGCGAAATCATGGTCGGCTGCTAAAGCATTATTAACATTAGCTGCATCAAAACCTTTACGGATTTTATGCACTCGTGAGGTGCAGAAGTCAATTAAAGACTCGGTGCATAGGCTACTATCAGACCAGATACAGTCACTGGGATTAGGTCAATTTTTTGACGTCTTAGAGACAGAGATAAGAGGGCGCAACGGCTCTCTTTTTTTATTTGCGGGTCTTGCAAGCCACACAGTAGAGTCCATTAAGTCCTATGAATCAGTCGATATTGTCTGGGTGGAAGAGGGTCAATCAGTGAGTAAAAAGAGTTGGGATGTGTTAATTCCAACGATTCGTAAACCTGGTTCAGAAATCTGGTGTACGTTTAACCCAGAGTTAGAAACGGATGATACTTATCAGCGCTTTGTAGCGAGTTCACCACCTAATGCGTGGGTGGTGGAAATTAACTACTCTGATAATCCATGGTTTCCTGCGGAACTTGAGCAAGAGCGTTTGCACTGTCTGGCTACTCGACCCAAACATGAGTATGACTGGATCTGGGAGGGTAAGTGTTTACCTGCTGCTGAAGGGGCGATTTACCACGACGAAGTCACAGAGTTGCAGTCAAGCGGTCGAGTGTGTAATGTCCCTAGCGACAACATTTTAAAAACACACACGATTTGGGACTTGGGTTGGAACGATAAGATGACGATTATCTTGGCTCAACGCTCTGCGTCGGCGATTCACATCGTTGACTATATCGAGGATAGCCATAGGACGTTGTCTGACTATGTAGCCCAATTAAAAGAAATGCGTCTTAACTGGGGGACAGATTTTATACCGCACGATGGCACACATAAAAATCTACAGACGGGTAAAAGCCCTCAGGAAGTATTACAAGGGCTTGGGCGCACTGTACAGATTACACCGAATATCGGTATTGAGAATGGTATCAAAATGGCACGTGAGGTGTTTCCTCGTGTTTATATCGACAAAAAATGTGATCGCTTAGTTGAGTGCTTAAAACACTATCGACGCGAGATTAATCAACGCACAGGTGAAGCAGGTGCTCCACGTCATGATGAGTACAGTCACGGTGCAGATGCATTCCGTTATTTAGCCGTTGTCGCCGAAAAATTAACTAATGAGGATTGGGGTGGAACATTAAACTACCCAACATATAACTATGCCTAAATACACAGATGATGAGTTACGAACACTGACGGATTTGGAGTTAGCGAGTGCTTTGGGTGCTAATAACTCCAAGTTATCCGAAGATAGACGAAAAGCACTATCCTATTATCTTGGTAATGCTGAGGGTGATTTAGCTGCGCCTACTATTCCTGGCCGTTCAAGTGTCGTATCGACAGATGTGTCTGATACGATTGAATGGATGTTGCCTGCTTTGTTAGAGATATTTACGGCTGGCGATGATGCGGTAGAGTTTGCACCACAAGGTATGGAAGATGAAAAGGCGGCAGCACAAGCTACTCAATACATTAACTATGTGTTTTATCGACAAAATACAGGCTGGATGTCTTTATACACGTGGTTTAAAGATGCTTTATTACAGAAAAACGGCATTTTAAAAGTGTATTGGCAGGATAACAAAGATGTCTCTGAAGAAAACTATTACGGTTTTGATGAGGCAGCTATTGGTATCTTAATGCAAGATCCAGAAATTCAAATTAAAGAGCTTTTTCAAGCAGGTACTGATGAATTTACAGGAATGCCTTTATTTGATGTAGTCGCTTTACGCATCAAAGACATGGGGCAGGTGAAAGTAGAAGCAGTACCTCCAGAAGAGTTTTTTATTAGTGCAAAAGCTAAGAGTATCAGTACATCCACGTTTGTAGCACATCGGGTAGAGCGCACTATTAGCGAGCTAAAGGAAGCTGGCTATAAAAACGTGGATGAAATTACGTCTGATGAAAGCATTGATAGTGATTCAGAATATATCACTCGACATAATGATTACGGGTTAGAAACTGAAGATTTAGCAGAGCGTCGCGTCTGGCTGACTGAGTGCTACGTTAAGCTTGATTATGACGATGATGGTAATGCCCATTGGCGAAAAATCGTGCGTTCAGGCAATCAGATTTTAGAAAATGAACGGGTTGATTTTCCTCCATTCGTGTCGATTTGTCCGATTCCACTTAGTCACAAATTCTTTGGTCGTTCTGTAGCAGATTTAGCTATAGAAACACAAAAAACAAAAACATCATTAATGCGTGCAACACTTGATGGGCTTTATCAGTCAATTAATGGGCGCACGTTTGCTGTTGAAGGTCAAGTAAATTTAGATGACTTAATGACAGCACGCCCTGGTGGCATTGTTCGAGTCAAAAATGTGGGGGCAGTGGGACCTTTGCAAGAGGGTATGCCTAATCTTAATGCTGGCCTATCAATGCTTGAATATATGGAGACGGTAAAAGAGAATCGCACAGGGTGGACTCGGTACAATCAAGGCACATCTGCTGACAGTCTTAACAAGACAGCAACAGGCATGAACATCATCACGAATAAGAGTGATATGAGGGTTCAGTTAATTGCGCGCGTCTTTGCAGAAACAGGCGTTAAAGACTTGTTCAATATGATTTTAGCTCTAGTGACTAAGTACCAAAACAAAAGTTCAGTCATCCGCTTAACAAACGAATGGGTGCAGATTGACCCATCAGAATGGCGTAATAAATTTGATTTTGTGATTAATGTAGGACTTGGCACTGGCAACAAAGACCAAATCGTACAACGCCTAATGAGCTTATTAAGCCTACAAAAAGAGGCGGTTCAGGTAGGATTAGCAACACCACAAAATCTGTACAACACAGCAGCTAAATTGGTTCAGCAAATGGGCTTTAAATCAGTTGAACAATTCTTTGTGGATCCATCTAAACAAGAGGGTCAAGGTAATGGTAATGAGCAACAGCCAGATCCAAAAATGATAGAAGTACAACAGAAAGCACAGATTGAGCAGCAACGCTTTGAATTAGATAAATGGCGTATTGAACAGGAAATGAACTTGAAGCGTGAAGAGTTAATCGCACAAATCAAGTTAAAAGAAATGGAATTTGCGCTTAAATCAACACCACAAACGGTTGAAACACTATCACCTATTTTTAATAGTCAAGCTGTGGAGCAAGTAAACAATGATGATGGATATGGAACAGGACGAGCAGAGCAAGTTGTTGCAGGAAATCAGCAGGGGGCAGATGGCACAAGACCTGATGAACAACCCACTGATTCAGGAAGCATTCCAACTATTGAGCAACCAATACCTCAAAGCTTGGGAGGAATCCCCAGTTAGGGATATTGAAGGGAGAGAAAAGCTATGGCAGTTAAACAAACAGTTAAAAGCCGTAAAGTCGCATCTGTTGCAAGTCATGGAGACGGGGCAGATGGCGAAAATGCAATTGGAACAGAAACAAAACATGTTTCAGAAGATATTCAGTTAACTTGGGCTGATGTATGTCATCAATTGGTTGATTATGAGGCAGCCAATCCTGATAAACGTATCACATTAGTGACGTTTACTGGTGAATCGCCTGATGTGTATCAAGGCAAGCGAGGAAATGCACCTGTGATTAAGCATAATGA